TTTATTCTCTGCAATAATAGTCATAATTTCTGATTCAGACAAATTAATCTCTACTTTTTTTGTAGATTCTGAAGTTTCTTTATCTATTGTAGCTGTTTGGTTATCTTTAGATACTCTAAGCTTACTAGTGTCGTTGGGTTCCATCTTTTCTATTTTTTCTTTATATTTTTCAAAATCACTTGGGTTGTTAAATTCTCCCTCGTCATTAACACCTATATCATATTTTTCAGCTGGTACCTCTCTAGTCACATCCTCTACTTCATCCAGTTCCTCGTCATTTAAAAGATAAGGTTCTTCTTTTTTAGATTCTTTCATTTTCATCCTTCTATTGTTTTATTTTCTTTGTAACTTAGTACAAGGTCGTACTCATATAGTTGGTCATCTACAGATTCTTTTGTATCACCGAATTTGAATACTCTACGTTTTTCTGGTATTTCTTCATCTTCTTCTAGTTTCTCCCAACCTAAAGCAATAATACCCTCTACAGCATTATAAATATCACGAACGCCATCCTCTTGGACTAATTCCATATCAAACATATCGGTTCTAAGCGTACCAACCGACTTAATAATACTTTCATGTGGAGATAATTCTCTTGTTTCAGTCATAACAGAAGATTCGTACCAACCATCATCCCATTCCCAATCTGTTGAATCCGAAAAGAGGAACTCAAAAATGTGTTCCCCTTTAAATGTTGTCCCTATTCTGTTAATATAAATTAAGTACATTATTCAAATTCTACTTCGTCCTCAGCTTTTGGACCTGGTTCCTCACCTGGTGTAATTGTTGGTGGTGGAGTAAAGGGTCTTCGTGATGGTCTTTCTGTTGGAGACCTTCTTTCTGGTTTACCTGGTTTAGTGTCAGGTTGACTAGGTTCTTTTTCTGGGGCTCTTTGTGGAGCTGGACTCATTTCAATATCTTCTACCATATCTATCTCTAATTCTTGTTTTTCTTTATTAGTTAAATCTTCTCCAAAAATTTCGATAAAATCTTCGACACTGTCAACAGGTTCACCCGAAAAATTATTACCTTTCATCTCACCTACTTCAATATCACCCACAGAATTAATTCTAGAAACAAGAACTTTATCACCAGCGTTATTAATAATATCTAAGTAAATTACACTTTCTTCTGGGTCTTCAGATGTTTCTTTTTTTCTTAATTCAACACCCATACCATATCTTTTTACAACCTTCTCAATATCTTCGTAAGCTTTTTCTTGTTCGTAAGTTTCCATTTCATCATTCAAATGGTCTTCAGTCATATAATCACCTTCTTCCATAAACTCTATATCATAAGGTAATTTATGTTTTGCCCATTTTTCTGTTGTGGATAATTCGTAACCTGGAGCAGCTGGTTTATTATAATGTTTTGAAATATCTTTTTCAGCTTGTTTATATGCTGCCTTATATGGTGACCTACTATATTTTTTAGCTACACTAATTTTAGGACCGTAAAGTGCTTCCATTTCTTCTGGACCCATTTCTTCATCCTCCTCAATATCTAATAATAACTTATCCTCAACATCTGTATCTTCAGGTTTAGCCACTTTATCATCTTCGTCACCACCTAGTTCAGTATCTTCTTCTTTATCTTCTGATTCATAAGCTGCTCTATTCGGCGAGTAGTTACCTTCTTCAGATGCTTCTTCTTCTCCTTGGTCACCAGAAACAACAACTGTTTCATCCATGTAAGAATCATAATCATCATACTCACTATCTGTTTCAGTAGGTTCCCAATTATAATCACCCATACCATCGAAATCATCTTCCATGTAAGAATCATAACTTTCTTCCATTTCCATTTCTTCAGATGGAACTTCTTCCTCAGAATCATCACCGTTGTTCTCAGAAGTTTTAACAGTTTTGATAATATCTTTTTTATCTTCTGAATCCATAGTATCTAAATCTAAAGCTGACAATACAGATTTAGCAACCCATTTCTGCATATCAGATGAAATATCTTCAATGTCTCTAAGTTGTTGACCTAATTTACCAGTTGTACTTTGTATATCTCTTATCTCATCCTCAGTATCATCAAACTCAACATCCTCATCTCCTCCTTCAGTTTCGAAATCAAAAGATTCTTCTTCAGCTGGCTCTTCTTCTCCTTCACCCTCTTCATCAAAATCGAAAGATTCTTCTTCAGCTGGTTCCTCTTCTTCCCCTTCACCTTCTTCAGTTTCGAAGTCAAAAGATTCTTCCTCTTCTTCACCCTCTCCACCGAAATCAAAGTCATCTTCAGTAGCTTCTTCACCACCAAAGTCAAACTCATCCTCAACCGCTGGCTCTTCTTTTTTAGGTTTTTTCTTATCTAACTTTAAAACATATTTTTTCTCATCTAATAAGTCAGACTCTAAAATATTAACATTCCCAATATCATAATGATTGTTAATTTCTTCAAACATTAAATTCAAATGTCTAGTAGCTTCACTAAAAGAATTAAAATAATTTTTCGCTTTATTAGCAACACCACCTACGTAATCAAAATCAGATTCTTTTAAATCTTCAGTAGTTTTAGATTCTTTTATATAGTATTTTTTATTTTCTCTAATGATAGCGTAAGTATTACCGTTTACCGACTCCTTAACCAAATCAAAAGAAGACAAATTGTTGTTACCCCCTTTTGTGGATTCGATATTGGATAAAGCTAACATTTTATTTAAAGTACTTTTTCTCATTTTTTTTATGTTTTTAATATTAACCTTTTATATTGTTGTAACCATCTGTAGTAACACCACCTTCACCTGGAGGACCTGGTCTAAATGCTTCAGGTTTTTTATTACCTAATAAAGATATATTTGAACTACCAGATATGTCAGAACTTGAATTAACTGTTAGTTCTAATATAATTGGTGTTGATGGGGTTGGTAAGGCACTTCCTTTATAAACCAAAGACCCACCATTTTGAACATATATTTGGTAATATGTATAAGCCGAATAAACTGCCTCAGCTGGTGTATGTAGTATAGAATAACTAGTTCCCATAATTTTTTTTCTTTTTATATAAATATGTTTATTATTGTTTAAATTTAAGAATCACCCTCAAATGTTTTAGTCTCACTATTCCATATATAAGTTTTGTCAGGTACGATACCTTTAGTGTGATAATCATTTACTATTTTATCAGCGGTTTTAATCATCGACTCAACACCAAGACCAGAACTCACACCCATACCCTCAAATGAGGGGTATAATAAATCAAATTCACCGATTACAGTAGGTTGTTCACCACTCCAATAATTACTATCACTACCTTTATAAAGTTCATCTTCAAAAGTTCTCAAAGTCAAGTATCCTGGTTCAGAATTATTGTCGTTAAAAAGAACCATAGTTACCCTTAACCAAGAATCACTCTTTTTAACATCATCAACCCAATCAAAATCATTAGATTCTTCTAAAAAAGATGAAGGTAACATATGTTTTTTAAATTTACCCATTCTAGATAACATGATATATAAAACACCTCCAGGTAATATAGAAGCCGCAGTAAACCCAGCCAACTTAAGAATGTCCTTCAATTGTCCGATTACTTTCTCTTTATCTTTTTTAGTCAACTTTTTACCACTCTTAATTGAGTCAACTAATATTTTATAAGCCTCTTTTGTTTCACCACCTTCTTTTTTTATATTAGAAATAAAGGAATCAAACTTTTTTTTTATACTACCCTCTGATAAATTTATTTTTTTACTTAAAGAACCTTCCTCAAGGTCCTCAAGGAAATCATCCCTTTCCGACATAGCTTGTTCTAATACTGCACTAACTACTTTTGGATATTCATTTTCTAACCAATCCTCCAAATCCTCTTTAAATTTGAATGATGGTAATTCAATTATATCATATGTATCATATTCACCCATGTCACCTTGGTAATCTACATGTATAGTATCTTCAGTACCCTCCCAAAAAGGTGTTGCGTAAAAAATAAATTCTGGTAGGTCAGGTGATTCCCATGTTATAGCTCCACTGTGATAATCTTGGTGATAAAGCCACCTACCTTCTTTTTCAACACCCTTGTCACGAAAAAAATCCATCACAATAATGTTTTCAGCATCGAACTCTGGTGTTGGTCTACTACTATCACTACGATACTTTTCAATAGGTGTTTTCTTATTTTTTAACTCATCCTCTATCCAACTAAAAGAATCATCTAACATCGATTCTATTAAAGAATCTAAATTGGTTGATTCTAGGGTAACTGAGTTATCATAGGCAACAGTTTTTATATCATATAACCTATCTAACATCCCATTACGTCTTAAAACTTTAAAAACAATGTTCTCAACAGAAAACTCACCACCAGACTCTAAACCAGACTGACGCATTTTTTTTATTTTATCTGTTAACTTTTCGACACGTTTAATGGTAACTTCATTATCAACCTCATCCATTTCATCGTAAATCTCTTCTACCCTATCCATTAAACGATTAGATTTTTCTTTTACAGATTTATCATTAAAGGATATTTTTTGTTTTTTAGGTTTAGTTACCCACTCATCTTTTAATATAGAATAAACACCAGTAGAGTGGTGAGGTTCATTAATATCTTGAACATACAATTCAACATCATAACCATAAATGGTAACATCATGTTCTTTATTCCAATTAGAACTTTTAGATTTTAAGAAATCTTGTACCAAATCCTCATCTACTGGAATATCATCATAATCCACAACAATATGTAAATCGACATCAGAATATTTAGACCAATTATAATTCGCTAAAGAACCAGTCATAGTTACATCTTCGATATCTACATTTGGTAAGTCCAAAGATTCAAAATAATCATCTGCTATTTTTAGGAGGTTCTTTTTAACCTTAGATTTCATTTTTTGATCCTTATCCCATATCTTAGGATTAAGTTCGTCTTGTATTTTAAAACCCGATAAATCAATCTTTCTATTAGATTTCTCTATTTTGTTTTTATCCATTTTCATATTCATAAATATCAGTATATTTATTAAATGATAATGAAAGATTTAATTAAGAAAATATTAAAGGAAGAAAATGATTTCGATTGGACTAAAGATGTTGAACCCATTTCCAAAAACATTATTGCTAAAAAATTAAATAATTTAGAACAAGGTGTTTTAGTTAACACCGAAAGTGATTTGGTAAAAGTTATTTATAGTTTAGCTTTAGAAGAGAGTGAATTAGATAAAATGGTTGACACATTAGATTTATTCATTACTAGAGTTTATGATAGGGGTGAACAAGAGGGGATGAGCTTGGGACACCAAGAAGGATTCCATGAAGGATATAACTCAGGTAAGTATGATGAATCCCTAGAAAATGAAGATGAAAAAGAATACGAATATCATAGAGGGTATGACGAAGGATATGATGATGGGGTTATTGAAACTAAAGCAGATTTAGAGAAAGAATGTTCTAAAAATATAGAAATAGTGTACAACCAAGCCTTTGAGGAAGGTCGAGCATATGAAGCTGAATTAGATGCTGAAGAATACGAAAAAAGACAGTCTGGTTTTGACCTTAGAGATTATGAAAATTGAATTATATAAAAGATGAAAAAAATTATAAAAATAACAGAATCACAAATGGAGAAGTTATCAGAAGTTAGGTTGAATGAAGTTACTGCTGCGGAAGTTGCTAAAGTATTGGAACAAATACCTTGTACTGGTCAGAGTGTGAAATCTTTAATAAGTAAAAGATTGTATGAATATGGTTTTAAAGACGTTACTGTTAAATTTTTAAATTATGGTGATAACAAAAAGAAACTTAATTACATCGCACATACCGAAGGACCAATCTTTATTATAGAAACTATAAGTAATTCAAAAGTTTCACCACCTTGTATGGAGGTATTGAGTGTTATCCCTTACCTTAGAACTTAATTAATCCTTGTGTTCGTTTATTTCTTCTCTTAACTTCAATAAGTTATTTTCAGTTAGAGGTGCTAGTTCAACACATTCGTATTTACGCATTGTTTTATTAAAAACAGAACCTTGGCTTTCAGATACTTCAAATCTAACATAGTCTCTATTTAAAACTTCTTTATACAGATACCTAGTACCAGCTTTAAAAGTTAATTTTAAATTACCACTTTGGTCGTATTCAGAATACAATATGTTAGAAGAGTCTATTAAACACTCTATAATACCATCTTCTCTTTCAGTTCTTTTTACTACTGCCATATTTTATAAGATTTAATTGTTTTTAAATTGAAGACTTGTCCAGTTATACCCCCATCTTCTTCCTTAGTTTCTATAATCATATTATCACCCTTAATTACATAAAATGAATTTTGGAAGTCTATTTTATAGGTACCACTATCAAAACCATCATCATCATAAGGGTCGTTTTTTATAATCAAACTAATATTAAAAAGTTCTTTATAGTGTATGTTGGTCATATTTTTTATTTATAATTAACAATGACAAATATAATAATAATAAATAAAAAAACAAATCGCTTGTTAATTTTAATTATTTAACTTATATTTGTAGTGATGAAAAACATGAATGACGAAATTAAAACAATAATTAGGAGGTCCTACACAGAATCTCTTAATTCTGGTTCTAATATGATTGAACCAGTTCACATACTAATTTCTATCATAAGTGATACTGAAAATATAGTAATAGAAACTTTAGAATCTATGGGATATGAAATGGATGATTTAATTTCTAGATTAGAGGGTTATTTAAGATTAAAAGTAAAAAACCCTAGTTTAAATAAAAAATTACTATATTTGAGCAGTGAATCTAATTTGATAATTAATAGTTGTGAATTAGAATCAGAAAAAATGGGTGATTCTTACGTTGGTGTAGAACACCTAATGTTATCTCTTCTAAAAATAAAAGAGTTGGGTTGTACAAAAGTTTTAACCAACAGAAACATAACATATAAGATATTTAAAGAAAAATTAAAACAAATAAAAAAAGAAACAAACATGAGTGGAATAGCAGACGATTTTAATGAAGGGCAAGGTAGTTACTACAAAAAGAGAAAAGGTGAAAAAACAGATACACCTATTTTGGACAACTTTGGTAGAGATATAACAAAACTTGCTGAACAAGGTAAAATAGACCCTATTATTGGTCGTGACGAAGAGATAGAGAGGGTGACACAAGTTTTATCTAGAAGAAAGAAAAACAATCCTCTATTAATCGGTGAACCAGGTGTTGGTAAAACTGCAATAGTAGAAGGTTTAGCTTTAAAAATTATTGAAAAGAAATGTCCTAGGGTACTTTTTGATAAAAGAGTGGTTTCCCTTGATTTGGCTTTACTAGTTGCTGGTACAAAATACAGAGGTCAATTCGAAGAAAGATTGAAAGGTATTATGGAAGAGTTGGAGAAGACTTTTGATATTATTTTGTTTATTGATGAAATACATACAATGGTTGGAGCTGGTAATTCTTCGGGTTCGTTGGACGCTTCCAACATCCTCAAACCAGCTTTAGCGAGAGGAGAAATACAATGTATTGGAGCAACAACTTTAGATGAGTTTAGAGAAAACTTTGAAAAGGATGGAGCTTTAACAAGAAGATTCCAAACAGTATTAATCGACCCACCTTCAAACGAAGATACTTTAACTATTTTGAATAATATTAAAGACCGTTATGAAGACCACCACAAAGTCTCATATACGCAAGAGTCTATTAACGCTTGTGTTAAGTTAGCGGGTAGATATATTACTGATAGAGAACAACCAGACAAGTCTATTGATATCATGGATGAAGTGGGGGCTAGAAGTCAAACCAAAATAGAGGCACCAAAAGAGATAATAACTCTAGAGGAAAGTATATCTGCGATTGATGAGAAAAAGAAAACAGTTATTAAAGCTCAAAGATATGAAGACGCTGCTAATTTAAGAGACGAAGAAAGAAGACTCAAAAAAGAGTTGGAAACCAAAACCAATGAATGGTTAGAATCTATAAATAATGAGAGAAGAACCATAACAGAAGAAAATGTAGCAGAAGTTGTTTCTAAAATAACTGGTATCCCAATTAATAAAATAAATCAGTCAGACTTACAGAAGTTGAAAAGTATGGCAAAAGATTTACGTGGTGTTGTTATTGGACAAGATGATGCTGTTGAACAAGTAACCAAAGCCATTAGAAGAAATAGAATGGGTATTAAGTCTGAAGACAAACCTATTGGTTCTTTTATGTTCTTAGGACCTACTGGTGTAGGTAAAACTCACTTAGCTAAAATGTTAGCTAAAAATATATTCGGTTCTGATGACGCTATAATAAGAGTGGATATGTCAGAATACATGGAAAAACACAGTACATCAAAATTAATTGGAGCACCTCCAGGATATGTTGGGTATGAAGAAGGTGGACAGCTTACTGAAAAGGTAAGAAGAAAACCATATTCAGTTATTCTATTGGATGAGATAGAAAAGGCACACGCAGATGTATTCAATATCTTATTACAAGTATTAGATGAAGGTTTTTTAACTGATAGTTTAGGTAGAAAGATAAACTTCAAGAATACTCTTATAATAATGACATCAAATGTAGGAGCTAGAAAACTACAAGACTTCGGTACGGGTGTAGGTTTTGGTACTAAAACCAAAATAGATAATCTAGAAGAAATTAGAGACGGTGTTATTAACGATTCTGTTAAGAAAGCTTTCTCACCAGAATTTTTAAATAGATTAGATGACATAATTGTATTCAAGTCTCTACAAAAAGAAGAGATTAAGAAAATTATTGACCTACCACTAAAAGAATTAACAGATAGAATGTTAGAACTAGGTTATAAGATAAACATAACCGCTAAATTGAAAGACTTCTTAGTGGAGAAGGGTTATGATGAGAAATATGGGGCAAGACCTCTAAACAGAGCGATACAAAAATATGTCGAAGACCCAATAGCTGAAAAGATGTTAGAATCTGAGTTAAAAGAAGGTGATACACTGAAGATAGGCCTTGTAAAAGGTGAAATTAGTGTAACAGTTAAATAAAAAAACCCCTCTTGTGAGGGGATTTTTTTTAATTCTTTTTTCTATAATCTAAATACCAAAATAGAGAACCTAAAAACCCACCGTAACAAGCTATTGCTACAGCTATTTTTAAGTAAGCGGTATCTAGATACCCATTATACCACCAAAAAGGGTATAATACACACATTACCAACATAAATAAGATTTGAATTACGTGTATAGAGTGTTTTTTCATTTTTTTCCAATCCATAATTTAGTTTTTTTCTTGTTTTAACATATCTTTTATTTTTATCTTAGCCTTCATTAAATTGGTTTTTGAAGTACTATCTGAGATATTCAATTTTTCCGCTATTTCTTTGTGTGACAACCCACCCAAATAATAAAGTTCTAATGTTTTTCTATATGCGGGTGTTAGTTTAGGTATTAGACTTATAACTTTTTTAATACTTTCCTCTGTTTCAGAATTATCATTTGTTTGTTGAAAATCATGTCTCTCAAAATCAAAGTCATCAATAAACTCGTTACCAACAGAAATTTTTCTTTTTCTAAAAGAATCTAATATATTGTTATTTATAACTCTCCTAACCCAGCCCTCAAGGCTACCAGATTTATTATACTTATGTAGGTTTTTATAAACTTTCATAAAACCGTCTTGACATAAATCTTCTGCCTTATCTCTATTCTTAGTATATTTCATACAAACTTGGTTCAACATCTTATCCCATAAATCTTTATAAATGTCTTTGAACTCTAAAACTTCTTTTAATAGAGATTTTTTTGTCATAGAATTTTCTTTAATTTCTTCTTTTCTAATTTTATCTTTTAGTTTATTAACGAAACTCTCTTGGAACTCTTTTAAGAATTCTTTACCCTCTTTTCCGAAGTAAGTTAATCCAGAAATATTAGTTATACACTTATGTCCACCACTATTCGCTTTTATCATGTCCCAACCAGTGACATGTAACATCTTCAAAGCTTTTATCTCCCTTTCAGTCAAAGATTCATAAGGTTTAGACATAACCTTTTTAATTGCGTTTACCCACCTTTCCGTTGTATAATCCTCAGAGGAACCTTTTGGTGGGTTCTCCAAACCTAAAACCCCATCATCTGTGTCTTCAAACATAGCTGACATGTCTTCAAAATTGAACCCAACAGAGTCCTCATCAAAATATTTACTTTTTTCAGCGAAATATTTTATACTATCTATTGTTATCTTTTTTTCTTTAAGTCTATCTTTAAAATCATTTAAAACTTCTTCAGCTATCTCACCTAAATTAACACCTTTAAGTTTTCTGTTTTTCTTGAAGGGGTTACATGAAGCTTGTAACAAACCTAATGGCCATGCGATAACTAAAAAATTAGCTTCTGGATATATCTTAAAAGGTACGTATCTATCATAGGAACCTGGTTTAAATAATGCTCCCCCACCATACTGTGAAATAATACCGAATTCTTCATCATAATTTACATTATCACTTTCACTTTGTGATTTTATATAATTCTGTAAATTAATTTTCATTACATCTGGAGAAACATAACCATCCTCCTTAGCCATCTTAACAATATTCAAATAAATATTTTTAATACTAGGAGTAGAGTTCATAACTAAAGACTCTAAAAATTGTGGTTTGTTTTTGTAAGCTAAAAGTAGTTTATTAGTTACTAAAGTCATGGCTATTTTATTTTTAAGTAAATCAGTTTCTTTATCATACTTAAAAATATAATTCATTAACTCCTCTGGTTTAATATCTAACTTAGCAAAATCAGCACTATCAACGGTAGAAATCATTTTAATATCACTAGAAGGGAATATATCTTTAGATGATACAACTTGTGAAATTGTCTCAACATTTGAACGAGCCTGCCTAAAAGATTTAGAAGTTTCCTTCTCAACACCAATCTGTTTATCGTGATGGTCAGTGTGTATAATAAACATCGGTTTACCATGTGCGAAGTCTACTAAGACTGGCATCACATCACCTCTAGCTGAAGGTTTTTTAACAGCGAATTCTCTATCACCGTATTGAATGACTTCAGAGTCAACAACTTTTATTCCATTGTTCTCCAAATAGTTCTTCATGGCTAAAGCGGTTGTTACACCATCTAAGTCTTGATGAAAATATATTTTAGCTTTTTGATATCTTTTAGCTAAATCTTTTATATTTCTAATACCACCCATAGATTATAAATTTTTTGTTATTAAACTTTATTATAAATATGCTATTATTTAATAACGATGGGGGAGTTATTTACTTTCTTCAATAGAAATTAGTTTATCTAAATACTGTTTAGCCTTTTTTAAATCTTCTAAACCATTTTTGTCTCTCCATCTAGTAACATATTTCACGATATTACCCTCAAAGAAACTTAAGTTATGTGAGTGTGCATAATCCCACATTTCTATACCCCTATTATAGTGGTCTGGGTGAACAACTCTTTCTTTTGATTTTACCATAATTTTTTTATTTTAAATAAATTTAGTATATTTGTGTGAAATAGTAAATTTTAAATGTATGGTAAAAATAAAATCCACAACAAACCCTTCACAAAGAGTCTACAGACCTTATAGTAGAGCTAATATGAAAGATATTATAGATTTTTGGACTAAAAAAAATTCTTTTATTAATACAGAACTTTATCTACAAGTGTTGAAAGCTAAGACCATTCACGACTAGATAATATTTTTAACATATCTTCATAATGATAAGGACCTTCTTTAGTTGTTAGTAAATCAACACTTGTTGGTATAGTTTCACCTTTCCATTTTACAAAAGTTTTTGTTTCATCAACAGATTTTCTAACCGTATATGGTGAAGTTTCTAATACTTCATTAAAATTCACCGAACCCAACTCGGATACATTGAATATCATAAAATTTCTGTGGTCAAATGTGTGTGACATA